TGCTTCACAAGGTTTAGACCCTGCTATCTTGCAGAACGTGACTGCTGCTGCGGTTGCCTCTATGCAACAAGCTGGCGCAGGTAAGATTGAACTGATGGCTCGAATCTTTGCTGAGACAGGTGTTAAGTCTTTGTTCCAAGGCATCTTGCATTTGCTCTGTAAGTATCAGGACAAGGCTCGTGTGGTGCGTATGCGTGGTGAGTTCGTAGAGTTTGACCCTAGAACATGGGCTAACCAATACGATGTGTCTATTAATGTAGGTTTAGGCGCAGGGAATCGTCAAGAGCAGATGGCTATGTTGTCTATGGTTCTTGCTAAACAAGAGCAGTTGATTGGTCAGTATGGCCCTGCCAATCCTTACGTTTCACCTGCTCAGTATCGTGGCACATTGGGACGCATGGTTGAGATTGCTGGCTTTAAAGATAGTGCTGAGTTCTACAAAGCGATTACGCCAGAGCAAGACCAGATGCTTTCTAATCCTCCTCCACAAGAGCAACAGATGCCTCCAGAAGTTCAAGCAATCATGGCTCGAACACAGGCTGAGATACAAGCCAACCAAGCTAAAGCACAAGCTGACATTCAGTTGAAGCAACAGCAGCAACAGATTGACATGGAGATGGCTCAACAGAAGGCTGTTCTTGAAATGCAGATGATGCGTGAAAAGGAGGCTGCTAAGTTGCAACTAGAGCGTGAGAAACAACAGGCTTACTTTGCAATGAAGCAACAAGAGTTTGAAGCAGAAGCACAATTGAAAGCAATGAAGATTGGTGCTGGCATAACATCCAACGTAGAGATTAGGGGTTAATCATGGCATTTAAGACACAAGCTGAATGGGTTGCAGCGCAGCCTGATTTAAGCAAGATAGTTAATCCTGTAGAGCGCAATCAAGTGCTTGAGTCTTGGCAAAAGCAGCGCCCTGGCTATGTTGACCCAATAAATTTCAATACTTATGAGCAATACATTACGGCTGCTAATCCAAGCTACAGAATGGGAACTGATGCTGGCGATGATTTGCGAAATCAAGCCAACTTCTATGGCATGACCATTGAGAATTATCAGAACGCATTATCTGGTGACCCAACTAAGCCTATGGGTCAATTTCAACAGGTTTATGGTAACCAGTTGTTGTCACCCATTCAACAAATTGCTGCACAAACTGCAAGGGCGCAAGGCATTGGCACAATGTCTCCAGAAGTGGAAGCATTAGCTAGAGCAAATCCTCAAGCATTTAACGCTGCTTCACAAAAATGGAATGATTACTTTAAGACAACATTCCCACAGACCTTAGAGTATCAAAGCGTCTTGGCTGGCCCAACAAAGTATGCAGTAACAAGCACCACTCCTCCCAAAGTGTCTGATGTTAACAGTCAGTTTTTGATAGACCCTGTTAGTAAGCAAATTATTGCTAATCCTAACTACAAGCCTACCAGTACAAAAGTAACTGCAACTGACGTTACAAACATTATTTCTGGTGCTAATGCAAAAAGTCGTGGACTAACTGCTGTTTTAAATACAGGTGGAACTGTAGCTGACTACTATAAATACATAAATGATTGGCTAAAACTAAATCCAAATGCAACAGAGTTAGAAAGACGTAATCTGATGGATACAGTTGGGATGACTCCAGAAGATGTTGCAAACGCTACCAATACAAATGTTCTTGATATTATTGCAAGATATGAAAGGGCTGGTGGTACTAAAACAGGTACTCCTACAACTCCTATATCTGGAATAGACCCAATAGTAGCTGGGCAACTGAGCCAACTAATTCCAAACTTTGCTAAGTCTAAACAATTAGCAAGTGAGTTAATTGCAAGCAGACCTTCTACACAATCTATTGTGAACATGATTCAAGGTAAAGCCCCAACAGCGTCAAACGCTTCCTTGGCTAATGTAATGAGCATGATTGGGCAGTAATATGAACTATCAAGAACTGGTTAGTTTAGTTGGTGGTGCTAATCCTAAAGGTGCTACCTATCAAGATATTGTTTCTGGCATACAAAACCAGTACACACCACAGGTTCAGTTTGCGCCTAGCATGTCATTGTTAGACATGATTGGTGAGCAACTGCCAGAACAACGTGGAATGGCTTATGGCTCGTTGCTACAAGCACAACCAAGAACATTGCCTCCGTCTATTAACTTAGGCACACCTGTTATAAAAAACCCAGATGCTATTGCTAGTGTAGATTCTGGCGTAGTAAATCTTGTGAATACAGATACAGGAAAACTTACTGGTAACACAGCAATTGATAATACCTTGGTCTATGGAAACAATCTTACTGATACTACAGGTGCAACTACAAACACCACAAATACAGGTTTGTTTGGTACTCAAGTAACTGGAAGTGACGTAGCTAATGTTGCAAGTACAGTAGCACCGATAGCTGCTTTAGCGGGTAATTCAGACCTAGTTAAAACAGCTATTGCATTGAACTTAATTGGTTCTGCTGCTGATATTAAGACAGAGCAAGATGTTATTAACTTGGGAACAAGGATAGCGATGTTGGCAGCAGGGCCAGCAGGGAACATCTTAGCCGCAGGGTTAGGTTTAGCCAAAGACAATACACCCATGACAGTTAACGCTTTGCTTGGGCTTACAAACCCAACATTGAGCCTTGTTAACAGTATTGCTGGCAACCTAACTGGTTACACACTAGGCGACATTGTTAATGGCTTGCTGAACACAGAAGCTGGTACTGTTGATGAGTATGGTTTGTTAGGTGCAGCCAATATAGCTAGAACTGCTGACGAAAGCAGAAGAAGGGCAGGTTTAGCCTACGACACTATGGATGCAAATACTTTAAGGGTGCTTGCTGAACTTGGTGACCAAGATGCCATTGCCACAATTAGGTCTATGTCTAGTGGTTCTACCTACAACCCAATAAATGACTTGGGTACTGCTAGGAATAACAGTTACTTTAACTTGTTTACTCCTGTTGGTGGTGGTGGTAAACCAAATCCTGACTTCACTATAAATAGGGCTATCCTTGCAGAATAACGACAAAGCAGTCTTGGCTCAATGGGCTAAGAACTTACTAAATGATGACTTTTTCAAAGAAGTTATAGATAACTTGAAAAAACAGCAGATTAGTGTAATAATTAACACAAGTGCAGAAGAATCTGATAGGCGTGAAGACGCTTACAGGCACATTAAGTCTATTGAACTGATTACAGGACACCTAGAAGGTTTAGCCTCGGAAACTGTGATTAGAGATAAGAAGTGGAAGATTCTGTAGGGTTTACCCTATCCTCCGTCCAGAAGGTTTCTGGCGATTATTGAGATGACAAATGGAAAACACCAACCCTAATGGGAGTGAAAGCCTAGATGTAAACCAAGCCGCTTCAGCGTTTGAAGGTTTGATGGGTGATTCTGAGGAAGCTGACAACAGCCAAGCCGAGGTTCAACCAGAGTACCAACAAGAGACTGACGAAGTTGAGTATGAAGATGAACAGCCCAAGCAGAGATATAAAGTCAAAGCATCTGGTGAGGAAGTCGAAGTAGAACTAGACGAACTTATCAAGGGTTATCAACAAGGTACGGACTACACTAAAAAGTCTCAGGCTTTAGCTGAACAACGTAAGGCAATTGAAGCTGAACGTAATCACTTAGAGTATGTAAAACAAGAGCGAATGGCATACGCCCAGAAGTTGCAAGCGTTGGATAGCTTCCTTACGCAGCAACATCAGGGTGTGGACTTAGAAGTTTTAAAGGAAACAGACCCTATCGGTTATGCGGTAGCGGTAGCTGAACAGAGCCAGCGTGAGAAGCAGTTAGCAGTAGTCAGGAATGAACAGCAACGAATTGCCCAACAGCAACAATCCGAGCAACAAGCCTCTCTGCAAAACCATCTCCGTCAAGAATCTGAGAAGCTAGTTAGTCTGATTCCTGAGTTAGCGACACCACAGGGTGATGCGGTACGGAAACAAATCCGTGACTATGCGAAGTCTGTAGGTTGGTCTGACCAAGAACTCAGTTCCGTGTATGACAGTCGTGCTGTGATGACCTTGTATAAGGCAATGAAGTATGAGCAACTTCAAAAGAGCAAACCAGAGTTGAATAAAAAACTTGTGGCTGCCCCTAAGATGATGCGTTCTGGTACTTCTGCGCCTCAAGCTAGGTCTTCACAAGATAAACAGGTTATGCAGAGGTTGCGTGAGACAGGAAAA